GGTATGAACTGGGGCAATGATGGCTGGACGTCAGATGCGGATACGAATAATGTTCTCCGGGTGATGGCGTCAGCAAGGGTTGATATCGGGTATAAGGTATTTGCGAAGGAATCGGCACGTATAGGTAAGACCGTGGAGGTTGATTACAAGGTAGACAATGTGACGGACTTTAATCATCCTGTTATCCGTATGTCTTCCGATGGAGATTCTTTCGTAGGTTTGCGTGTATTTCCGGATAATGTTGTGATGTTCACCAATGGCCTTAAAGACAAGGATAAACAGGGAATTAATCTTTTTGAGGGCAAGCGTCTGCGTCTTACACTTGTGATCATGCCGGATGCTTACGGAAATCCTGACTTTAACCTCTGTATTGTTTACGTGAATGGCGTGAAGAACCGGGAGTTCACCTATAAGAATAATGACTACTTTGCACAGAATAGTGACATAATCATAGGCTCCGACTATGCGGATGTTGATGTCTATGGAGTTCGTGCGTATGATTCCGCGTTAACTTCAGAAGCCGTTTTGCGCAATTACATCAACTGGCTTACTGACAATTCCGAAAAGACCCGTGTTCAGGAAAGCAATGATGTAATGGACGGTAACGGGTCGGAAATTGACTTTGAGAATGTCAAAGACCAGTTCAATGTGTTTGTTTTTGACAATGCATATCCATCATTGGCCAACCCTAATAAGATGAAAGGCATATTGGAAGTATTCTTTGCTGATCATCCGGAATGGAATGTGGCGATATCGAATGTCGAAGCTAAGGGGCAGGGTACTTCTTCCATGCGTTACTGGAGATGGAATGTCCGGTACACGCTTGATAAAAAGCTGTCTATTGTTACAGCGGCGGACGGTTCAACCAGTTCCGGCGGTTGGGCAATGACTCCGGCACTGGCAAAAGCAACGAAGATCACTGCAAAGAAGAACTTTGCTTCATCCATGCATTCACACAAGGTCGGCTCCGTTAATTCTGTGGATGACCTGTACCGGGCTATGGGATATCTGAATGAAGCCATGCAGACGGAGAAGTATGCAAACGCTCGTGTAGCGGTGTATCAGCTTCCGTTCGTGGCTTTTGAAAAGTCTATCAATGACGAGGGTAAAGAAGTATATACTTTCAGAGGATTATACACGATGGGACCGGATAAGGGAGACAAGAACACCTTTGGCCATGACACTGATATCTTTCCCGGGTTGATCTCTATCGAGGGGGCGGATAACTCTCCGCTGTGCGCTTTGTTCCGTGTGCCTTGGAGTAGCCGGATGCAGTACAACGAAGAGGAAGAAGCCTTCCAGTACAATGGTGCAAACTCATGGGACTTCGGTGCCGGTGAAATTACTAATATCAGTAAGTGGATTCCTGCTTATAATATTGCATATCAGTGTAGCAATCGCTTGAAGCCGTTTAACGGTACACTGGCAGAACTGAATGCTCAGGTGGCGACTTATCGTAATGAACCTTACGAATTTTGGATCGCAAAAGCCGGTGATCCTAACTTGTATAATGTCTACTACTACGAGGCATCCGAAGGGCGGTTCATAGCTTCAGATATCGGCAATGGTACGATCAATCTGAAGACTCAACTCAGCACATACCTGGCTGACAACTTGAGTCCGTTCACAGCTGACCAGCTGAACGAACTGTTCATCAATGCCCGTATCCAGAAGTTCCGTGCTGAAGCTCCTCAATATTGGGATATTGATGACGCCATCCTACACCGGAACTGGGTTGAATTTCATGCGGGCACGGATAACCGGGCAAAGAATACATACCCGTATTGCTTCGGCAATGCCGGCAGTAAGTGGAAGTGGCGTTATGATGACTTGGATACTATCTTTGATACGGATAATCAGGGGCAGGCGAAGAAAGGCTATTATGTAGAGTTCCACGATACTTATGATACCGGCGGTTCTGTCTGGAATGGTGAGACGTCCAATTTCTGGAATCTCCTCGATCTGGCTTTCCCGGATGAAATCATAACCGGTATGCGTAAGATGATGACGAAGATGGAAGAGCTTTCCGGGGTGAAATCTGGTACTGACTTTGATAAATTATACGCCTATTTCAAGAAGTATTATTTCGATCAGGCACAAGAATATTTCCCTCAGAATCTTTATAATGCAGACGCCAAGTTTACTTATGAAGGTTCCAAAATCGCATACGATAAAGCAGAATATACCAATGATACTGACCCGATTACACAGTCATTGGGTGACCACTATGCGGCAGAACAGAGGTGGATCACTAAGCGCATATTATACATGATGTCTAAGTATTCATATGGCCTGTTTTCAGCTGATGGTACCGACAATATTACTGTGCGTGCCGCAGGTAATACAATTGTTTACAAATTGACTCCGGCAATGGATATGTATCCTGCCATTGCCAACGGTACATCCATTATTCGGGGAAGCCGTACCAAAGCCGGAGAGGTTTGTGAGATGCTGATTGAATTGTCAGGTTCCGGAGATCAACAGAACACTATCCAAGGCGCATCTTACCTACAGGATATTGGCGACTGGCATGATAAGAATGTCACCGGTTCTATGATCATCCAGGGACGGATGCTCCGGGATATCCGATTGGGAAGCAAGACTGGTACAATTATTATCTCTATCACATCGCTGACAATCGCGAACTGTGTGTCGTTACAGAATCTTGATTTGTCTCGTATATCCACGCTTACAGGTACTCTAAACCTGCTTACGTGTACGCATTTGAAGAAAGTATATGCAGGTGGCACTTCTTTAACGCAGCTTGTTTTGCCGAAAGGTGGAGGGCTGGAGGTGATTGAATACAGTGAGTTTAACCAGTATATAACCTTGCAGAATTATCCATTGCTGACGACTGATGGCGTGCTGATGGATTATTGCAAAGAGAAGGTGACGGACTTTCTTGTGGAGAATTGCCCGTTACTGAAGACTATGAAACTGCTTTCTGATATTATCGAGGCACAGCAATTACAAGGTACTGAGCATGTGCTGAAGCATATCCGTGCAGTGGGTTTCGACGAGAATTACTACACGTACGAGACCATCGACCTGCTGGCGGTACTGGCAAACGGCACCTACGAGGGGCTGGATTCTTCGGGCTTGGCGGGTGACGAGCAGCTGCCCGTGCTGGACGGGAGGGTAACGGTACACTCCAAGTATTATCAGGACTCTGTGGACGCGCTGCGGGCTGTATTCAACAGGCTGGAACTGATACTGGACGGTGAGAGCGCCATCCGCTTCAAGGACACGGAAGTATTGAAGGTGCTTGTTGCGAATGCCGGGATGGGAGACATGCTGAGCCGGACAGACTTGGCGGGGCTGACAAGTATAGGAACGTGGTTCAAAGGGAATACTCTGGTGCGGAGGTTCGATGAGCTGGAGTACTGCACGGGGCTGACAAAGATAGCAGATGAAGCGTTCTCCGGTTGCGTCTCGCTGCGCAAGGTGACGCTGCCGGCTGGGTTGAAAACGATAGGACAGAATACGTTCACCAGAACCTATATAGAGTGCATGGTGGTTCCGGAGGGGGTGACGGAGGTGGAGAAAAACTTTCTGCATATGTATAATGTCAATACTCAATCGAATACCACCCAAGTTCGTTTGATAGACCTTCCGTCCACGCTGACCGTGCTGGGCGATGCCCCCAATTACAACGGCTCTCCCTCGTCCAGGCTCAACCTCATCTGCCGCGCCACCGTCCCGCCCACATTCAGCGGTTTTTGGGGATATACGGGCGGCACTCCGGGCGCAATCTATGTGCCCGACGGCAGCGTGGATGCCTACAAGACAGCTACGGGATGGAGCGGAAAGGCAAGCTACATACAGCCGCTGGGCGGTTACGCGAAGAACCTGCGAAGCCTGTCCGTCAGCATGACAACGGGTGGAAAAGGCACATCCGCCAAATTCGCCGCTGAGTACACACCCTCGGACACCGTACAGACCTTCGTGGACTGGACCGTAGTAAACCAGACACCGGGCATGGAGGCTGTGGTAGACGAGACCGGAATACTGACGTACAAGGCTTCGGGCACGGTGACCGTGCGCTGCGTATCCATCTACGACGAGAGCGTCAGCGCGGAGACCACCGTGGAATTGGTATATACGGCGGACGCGGGCTTCGTCCTCCCCGATGGCATCTACACGCCTGCGGGAGCGTTCTCCTTCGACACTGGCATCGTTCCATCACTCGACCTCAAGATAGAGATTACCGTGTCTCCGGCCGCCGATTCGTTCGACGTGCTCGGCTCCCGTACCTCCAGTGCGGATACGGCACGTTTGTTCCTCTACTGGGGTAACGGCATGATGAACGCGGCCATCGGAAACGCGGTAACAGGAAACAAGTCCGTCACGCTTTCCGCGTCCAAGGACATACCGAGCGTCATCACCTTCGACAAGGACACGCTCACCGTGACGGACAAGGCCTCGGGAACGGTGAAGCTGTCAGCCGCCATCGGAGCGACGGCCGTAACCGCCTCCTCACGCTCCATCCATATCCTGAAGTTCAACACCCCGGAGAGCGGCAGAAAAGACTTCTCCGGCTACTTCTTCGGGGCGAGGATCTGGAAAGACGGGACGTTGGTGGCGTCATACGCTCCGTGTCTCAACTTGGACGGCACGTATGGAGTATACGACTCGGTAAGCGGAAACGTGCTGCTCAATACGGGTAGCGGAAACGGAGTGACGACCGCGTGAGAGGGGGCGACGGAACGGGCTTTGGAACAGCTTACAGGTTGACCGATTACTAATGATACAGATTAAAAAGAACAAGGATATGCAGATAACGGAACAAAAGACAACAGTATTGACAGCCGCCGACGGCAAAGTGCTGCGTCGCATCAGCGACGGGCACATGTTCGGCAAGGAAATCTATTTAGGATATACGTACTACCTTGGAGGCAAGCCGCTCGATGAGCCGCTGATGGAACTGCCTGAACACTACGAGGAAGTTGACGAACCGGAAGAATCAGCGGCAGAGACAGCCGAATAAGCGGAACTTAAATAAAGACTGAATAAGATGGCAATATTAAGTACAGCAAAGATCGTAGGTATGCTTGCCTCGGCAAAGAAAACCGGTAAGCAAGTGATGAATGCTGCCGGAGAATGGGTGGCGGAAGTTGTAGAAGACTTCATGTCCGGGTTTGCGGGTTATGGTTGGAAAATCTGGGAGTACGTGAAAGGTAAATGGATGCTTGAGATCGACTCCATCCGGGTGCGTGAACAGTTTATTGTGTTTGAGATGCTGGTGTCAAAGATGCGGGCGATAATCGGTTCATTGGGCATCTCGCAGGCGTGTGGTAAGATAGCTACTGTTACGCTATCCGAAGATGGTACGGAGTATCTTATCACCTTGGAGGATGAGACCATGAGCTTTGTAGCTCATGACTTCATGCGGTGCCAGACCTATACAGGAACTAAACAAACGTTCTATCATGTCGAGATATCTTCCGTTGTGGAAGATGTGATTCATGTGCCGGTGTCCGAGTTTGATAAGGATACTGAAGGGATTGTAACCAATCCTCCGGAGGTTGGAAACGATATCGTGCAATTCGGTAACTCGGTCAACAAGAATCGCCAGTCCGCAATCTACATCCACGCTGATGAGAGTGGCCAGCCTGCCATTGATATCATGTTCGATATTGACAGTAAAGACTGGACCGGTAAGATTAAGACGCGCCTTGGCGGTGATATTCCCGGGGGAGATGGTACCCGGGGATTCTATTGCGAAAACGGCATGATCAAAGGAACCGATACCGGCGGACATACGGTATACTGCATCCATCCTGACGGTACCGCTGAGTTTGGCGACGGTTCCGCTAAGTTTGCAGCGGATAAATCCGGTAAACTTGCCGGTGGTGCGATATCATGGGTATGGGATGCGGACAAGAATAAATTTGTCTGTACAATGGGAGATGTTATCCTAAAATGGGATAACCTTGATGATGAAGTTAAAGAGAATCTTAAAGGTGAAAAGGGAGACAAGGGCGACAAGGGAGATACCGGTGATAAAGGTGGTGATGGTCTCAATGGTGCTGACGGTATTAATGGTAAGGATGGCACATCAATAGTATGGAAGGGTAGCTATGTCTCGCATCCTGCTAATCCTCAGAATGGATGGGCATACAAAAACACTACGGATGGTAAAAGTTACGTTTACCAGGATGGAACATGGTATCAGATGACTGTTGACGGTGTGGACGGTGCCAATGGTAAAGACGGTACAGATGGACTCGATATTGTTTGGAAAGGAGATTTATCCACACCACCGGCAAATCCTGTAAAGAACTGGGTATACCGAGATACTGATAACGGCCGGGTATACATCTATAATGGTACTGCCTGGGCTTTGATGGTGGCGGATGGAAATGACGGAGCCGATGGCACTAATGGCACTGACGGTATGTCTGTCTATATCACTTATAATGATAGTGAATCTCAACCGGAAAAACCTACTGGAAACGGGACCTCGAACGGCTGGCACACTGATGCAACGAGCACAGCCGTGTGGATGTCTCAGAAAGTTGCAGAGAGTGTATCTTCCGGCAGTTGGGGAACCCCGATTAAAATAAAAGGAGGTAAAGGAGACACAGGTCCGCAAGGTGTTCCCGGAGCTCCCGGTAAAGATGGAAAGGTATATTATACTTGGATAAAATACGCTGATGATGCGCAAGGTAATGGAATCAGCAATGATCCTGCCGGAAAGAGTTTCATTGGACTTGCGTATAACAAAGAAGCGGAGACTGAAAGTAATACGGCATCTGATTATAGCTGGAGTCGCTTCCGTGGTTTCGATGGCTCGGACGGTAAAGATGGCAAGGATGGTACGGATGGCGTTCCCGGTCCGGCAGGTGAAGATGGCAAGACCACCTACACATGGATCGCTTATTCTGATAACGCTGACGGTAGTGGTATGTATCAGGTGCCGACGGACGCTACTAAGTATATCGGTATTGCGGTTAATAAAGATACGGCTACAGAAAGTACTGATCCTGCTGATTATACGTGGAGCCGTTTCCGGGGTGAAGATGGCGCGGATGGCCAAGATGCTGTAATGTTTGCGATAGAGTTCTATATGAACGGAGTTCAGGTCCAGAATATCCCGTGCGATATACATTCTAATCCGGTTGGAGGTAGCGCACTTGTTGCTAAATTATTCCGGATTAAAGGTAGTACTAAGGAGTTGTATTCGGCAGGTAACTGGATTGTGAACCACAGGTTAAATGGTACAGAGGTTTCAGATCTTGATTTTTCAAGCCCTCGGAGTTCAGTTGATATTGCTATTGCTGATGTTGGTGATTTTGATAGTATATCTGTAGGGGTTGCTGGAGGCTATTCGCCTGATGATCCTGTAATAAGTGCGAGTGGTACTATTGCTAAAGTCATGGCCAATGTACCAGATTGGTTAATAGGCTGGGATACCAACAAGGTGCAGATAGGCAGCGAGTATATGATATCTCCGAAGCTGTTCACGGGTAAGAACACCGGGACGGCTGAGGAACCGATCTTAACCGGTATCGTGCAGGGTGACAAGTGTATAACCATTGATGGAGTTGAACGATCCGGTATCTTTGCTTTGGTGGATAACGAGATAATGTTTGAGCTTGACCCGGAAAATGGAAAATACAAATTCAATGGTGAGGTCAACGCTACAAGTGGAGTCTTTAAGAATATAAAATCGCCAAACGATTCTTTTAGAATTAAAGAAAATGGAGAAATAGAGATAGTAGGTAAGATTTCCACTTCCTCGAATGGTACTCGTATAGAAATAGACCCGGTTACTAATAGTCTCAAAATGTACACTCAAGACGGTATAGAAGTTGGGAACTTGAGCTTTTTTGAAAGCGAATGGAATGGTGTTATTAATTATCTTCCACGACTTAGGCTGCGTAGATATGTAGATAATGTGTTATATAATGAAACTTCAATAGACAGTGGAACAATCTTTTGTTCTCAAAAAGTAGGTTCTGATGATTATTCCTGTTATTTAATTCCTTCTAACGGTTTGACATTTTACAAGAATAACGAGCAGACCAAGCA